TATTGCCAAGGAACTGCCCGGATTAATTTCAAGTGTTTTACCTGACTTGTTGAGCGCAATAAGTGTTTTAGTTGTCGAAATTGCAAAACAACTCCCCGGGATTCTATCTGCTCTTTGGGATACCTTAACAGTAGTCCTAGATGAACTATGGAAGCAACTGTTTGGAGGAGATGCAAGTTTCAAAAAATCATTTAATTCTGCTATTGACTGGATTCGTAAGGCAATAGGAGATATTGTTTCTTGGATAAAAAATACAATTGATTCGATAATTAAATGGTATAATACTTATATTAAGCCAGTAATAGATACAATCGCAAAATTTTTTCAAAAAAATGTCACACCTGTGGTGAACAAGGCATTTGACGGGATGAAAACAGGTGTTCAAAATGCATTTAATGGGATTGTGAAATTATGGAATAATACGCTAAAGCCTGTTTTTGAAAATTTGAAAAAATTTATTTCAAATAATCTTGCACCTGCATTTAAAAATGTTTTTCAAGGAACAATAATGCCAATTTTCCGAAATACATTTAATGCCATCAAAGAGATTTGGAATAAGTCTGTAAAACCTATTTTCGAGGGTATAATTAAATTCTGGTCTGGCGTATTTTCAGGCGACACAAAAAAGGCTTGGGAGGGAGTTAGGCAAATTGTAAATGGGGCGTGGACTGGTATAAAAACACTTGTGAAGACTGCCGGGGAAAATTTGAAAATCGTTTTAAATTCAATCTGGGGCGCAATCGGCGGCAAGGTTACGTCGGTTTGGGAAACTATTAAAAATTCAATAGTTTCAAAATTTAGGGCTGCACGTGATGCGGTTGTGTTGGTCGTTGCTAGTATAAGAGACAAAATAGTTGCTGTTTTCAATTCGATCAAGTCTTTTGCCGCAACAGTTTGGAACAAAATAAAAACCACAATTACTACTCCAATTAATGCGGCGAGGACGATTGTTGTTGAGAAAATCAATGCCATAAAAACATCTGCGGTGAGCATATTCAACAGTTTGAGAACTTATGTATCAACTATTTTTACTGCAATAAAAACTAATGCAACTACGATTTGGAATAATGTGAAAAACGCTATTATTACTCCAATAAATAATGTGCGGACAACGGTTACATCAAAGATTAGAGACATAAGGACTACAATTACAAGCGTTTTTGCCAGCGTAAAAACAAGTGTAACTACGATTTGGAATAATATTAAAAATGCTATTATTACTCCGATAACCGCTGCAAAAAATAAAATTGGTGAGATTATTGAATCTATAAAAAACCTGTTTAATTTTGAATTTACTTGGCCCAAAATTCCGCTTCCGCATTTTAAAGCCAGCGGTTCGCCGAATCCTATTGACTGGATTACTGGTGCAGGTAGTCCTCCGCATATTAGCGTTGAGTGGTATCGGAAAGCGTATCAAAATGCTATGATGTTTACAAGCCCAACTGTATTGCCTACTCTTGGTGGTTATAAAGGATTTGGTGATGGTGTAGGTGCGGAAATTGTGTTGAGCGAACAAAAACTCCGCGAGATTGCTGGCGGTGGAGATACGTTTAATTTCAATATCTATGCTCAACCGGGACAGGACGAGGAAGCGATTGCGCGGGCTGTGCAACGTCAATTTGTGCGCTGGAATAATCAGCAAAAGGCGGTGTTCGGATGATTGATTATTTTGTGTTTGGCAATGTTGATACACGTGACTATGATATGTATGTTTACGATAAAGATTCTGATAGCGTTTCTCCGTGGGAATATTCTGTCCAGAGTATTCCCGGGAGAAATGGCGATATTCTTATTCCTCAAAAGCGAATACCCAATGCGATCAACACATACAACGTAATTCTTGCAGATAATGCAGATTCAAATTTTAAAAGTTTTAAGGATGATATTTTTGCACAGATTGGTTATCAGCGATTAGAAGATTCGTTTCATACGACCGAATTTTATCAGGCATATTGCTCTGATGCTATAACTCCAATCATAGATAAAACTCGTAGGATGATTAAGTTTCAAATTGTGTTCAGCCGTAAGCCACAACGATTTTTAAAGTCTGGCGAAACAGTACAGGTATTTACGGGTAACATAATTAGCATTAGCAATCCAACAAGAAATAATTCATTGCCATTGATTAAGCTAACTGCTAGTGCAAGAACTACAGCCGGGACTATTACCATCAATGGAAATTCAATTAGTCTTTCGTCATTTACTGATTTTCTGTATATTGATATTGAAACTATGGAAGCTGGGAAATATTATATTGGTGACGCGAGTAACCTAATTAAATTTGCGAGTTTTAATCAGGACGATTATTCCCTACTTTCTGGACAAAATGAAATCAGGCTAAACAATCTAAGCAACGTCTCCAGTGTAGAAATCACTCCGAGGTGGTGGATTAAATGATTCCAATTTTGTACGAATCAACAGAAGTGGATTTTGAGACGGAGGGGCTTGGCAGACTTTCAGACTGCATTAGCTGCGACGTGACAGAGGAGCGCAATGGTCAATATGAGTGTGTTTTCAAGTATCCAATTAACGGTAAACATTATTCTGAAATTCAAGAAGGAAGAATCGTAACTTGCACTCATGATTCTAGTGGTGATGTCCAGCCATTTGATATTTATGCTAGGTCTGCTCAAATTGATGGGGTCGTAACCTTCTACGCACGGCACGTTTCCTATAGGTTGAACCATATCATTTTAAAGCCGTTTGAAGCTGTTTCATGTAGCGAAGCAATCAACAGAATGGCGACAGAAACATTCAATGAAAATCCGTTTAGTTTTTGGACGGATAAAAATGTCGCAGGGAATTTTATTGTTGATTCTCCAATTAATGTACGAAACGCTCTAGGCGGCATGATTAATTCAATTTTGGATGTCTACGGAAAAGGTGAGTATGAATGGGATTATTGGAATGTCAAGCTGTGGCTAAATCGTGGAGTGGATAGAAATGTCAACATAATCTATGGAATTAATATGATTGATTATGATCAAGAATATAGCTTAGAATCAGTCTATAATGCGGTTGTGCCATTTTTTAAAAATCCGGATACTGGCGAAAGCGTTGTTCTTGGCGGTAGTGGTATTGTTGTTTCTGACAATATCAATAAAAGTGCTATGCCGATAACTACTCATGCGGAAAGCAACATAACAGATCAATCGCAGAATAATATTGAAATTTTCAAAACTGATGATCTTGTGGTTATTCCGCTTGATTTAAGTGATAAGTTTAATGATGCACCTACTGAAACTCAACTATGGGATGCAGCAAAAACGGCATTAAATGCCTATGCGGTCTTAACTCCTGCTGAGAATATTGAGATTAACTTTGTCTATCTCCGAGACACTACGGAATATGCTCAATATTCTGAATTGGAGACGGTACTGCTATGCGACACCGTGAACGTGCATTTTCAGCAGATGGGTGTAACGCGCGTTAAGATGCAGGTTATCAAGACAGATTATAATGTTTTGCTTGATAAATACAATAGAATTGAGCTTGGTGATGCAAAAACAACTATGTCTGATGCTATGCATGATATGATTAACAACAGCACTAGCGGAATGGCAACCAAGGAAAATGTATCGGAAAGCGTACAAAATGCGACACAGCTTATCACGGGCAATCGTGGCGGATATGTCATGTTTTCAATTGGGGAAGATGGAAAGCCAGAAGAGATTTTTATCATGGATTCTACGGATAAAAATACTGCTGTTAATGTGCTTAGAATCAATAATAACGGCATAGGTTTTTCGCGGGATGGAATACTTGGCCCGTATAGAACGGCATGGACAATCGACGGCTCATTTGTGGCTGATTTTATTACCAGCGGCACACTTGACGCTACGCTCATAAGGGCAGGTGTTTTGTCAGATGATTTGGGGTATAATGCATGGGACTTAATCAATGGAATATTGACGACTAGAAACATTATAATCAATGGCGGTTCAATTGATATAGATACCGGGACGAGTTTTTTGGGTTTTCACGTGGGGCGATATGGTGATGTTGCAATTGGTGAAAAACCGATTAATATGTCTGACTTTGATAATAATACATGTGCGTTGCAGATTAATAACTTTGGATATATCAAATTGAGAAATATCCTGTTTTATTCTCCTGAAAATAATGGTCAAAATGCACAACGTGTTGGTTCTGGTAGCTTTGTTTCGTATGATATTGATAATACTAATGGTATCCCAGCAGGTGTAACTTTTCTTGACAAAAATAATGGTGTACTGCTTAATTTGTCAACGTCAGGTATAAAAATGTGGAATCATGTTAATGCGGCAACCGATGTTGAAGTTGGTGGGTATTTGACGGTTCGGGGAACAAAAAATCGTATCGTTAAAACCAAGAATTATTCTGATCGATTGTTATACGCATATGAAACCGCTTCTCCTATGTTTGGAGATATTGGCGAAGGTACTATTGGTGACTATGGAAGTTGTTATGTATGGCTTGATCCAATATTTGCGGAAACAATATCTACGGCGCAATATCAAGTTTTTCTTCAGGCGTATGGTGACGGTAAATGCTATGTAGCCAAAAGACATCAGAGTTATTTTGTGGTGCGTGGTAATGCAGGAATGAAATTTGGCTGGGAAATTAAGGCGAAGCAGGGCGATTTTCCCAACAAGCGTCTTGACATTAATACGGATGCTGTGATACAATCAACTCAAGATTATGGTGCGCTTGCCGAAAATCATATTGAATCAATTAAGAGAGGGAGGGGTTTAAATTGAAAATTGTGACTAGCGTAACGGTATTTCATGATGCAGTTGGATTGAGGATGTCGGTAACATATTCCGAGGTGGATGAAACGGGTCAGATCATTGCTGATAACATGCGCTATGACAGAATCATTACTGATGCTGATAAAATCAATGACGCAGAATCATTGATTAAATATGCAGCTGAATCCATTGACGGAGAGTGAATGCTATGCAAATTCATGAATTAAATTCATTGGGACGGACACTAGCATCAGATGATAATTTTGTCATTGATACCGGATCAGAAACATGCAAGGTGTCATATAATGATATTTTTTCAATAATAGTATCGAATTTCATAAATAAATCTGGCGACACAATGACGGGTAGATTAATCGTGCCTGATGTACGTGTAAATACGATTGACGGTAGTTATCCGCAATTCAATCTTTATAAAGATGGAGCCGTTATGGGCTATATGGGAGTTCACGTCAATAAATATCTAGTTCTCTGCCAATACGGAGATAACACAAGATATGCGGAACTTTATCATCTCCCGAACCCAGAAAATAACCTTACAGCCAATAAATATTATAATTTATTGACTGATAAAACCCCGATAACAATCACACAGGGCGGTACAGGCGCTCAAAACGTAAATGATGCAGTTACTAATCTAGGGCTTGCATTGAGTGATTTTTCATCAAGTGTGGTTTATACGCTTGATGCTGCTCATGGCATTTTTGTCAAGCAGGGTAGGATTTGTTATATTAATTATCAAAGTGCGCTATTATCAACACTAAGCACTCCGCTTGTATCGGGTTCGACTTTGTTTACGCTTCCAAGTGGATATAGACCACCTGAACAATATGCAGCGCCGTTTACTGTTGATGCGCTTGGGTTTGGTAATGTAACAATTAATACAAATGGAACTGTTAAAATTAATAACATAACACCAAACTTGACAGACGGACGTATCTATTTGAATTGTACTTATTCGATTTAGCAGGAGGGCAAAATGATTATTGATGTTAGTAAGCATCAAGGCGATATTGATTGGGATAAAGTGGATGTAGAGTTTGCATATATCAAGGCAACTCAAGCCCTACATATTGATCCTAAATTTGCAGATAATGTTGAAGGTGCACGAGCCAACAATATTCCGTTCCACGTTTATCATTTTCTGACAGCAAAAACCAAGGATGAAGCTGAAGCGGAAGCAGGATATTTCTATGGTGCAGCGTCAAAATATAATCCAATATCATATGTTGTAGATGCTGAAGACAACTCAATCCCTAAAGACATAATGCACGATGTTGTCAGCGTTTTTATTGACACGCTCAGAAAATGTGGAGCTAAACGAATCGGTATTTACTGTTCAGAATATTGGTTTGGCGCATACGGACTAAAGGATATTCCTGCTGATTATCTATGGATTGCACGATGGGGTGAAAAGCGCCCAACTTGGAAATGTGACGTATGGCAGTATTCTGATCACGGCAAGATTGCAGGGGTTTCCGGAGATGTGGATTTTGACGCTTTTGTAGGTGATACAAAATCCATAGATTATTTTACCAAGGGTGGTGATTCAATGGCAAAAACCGTAATGACTGACAACGAACTAATTCATAAATTGTGGGATATTGTGAATAATTATAAGACAATATACATGTATGCCGCATATGGAATCAAGGTAACAGATGCTACAATTTCGGGAAAAGCTAAGCAAAACCTTAATGGGTGGTATACGCCCAATAATATTGTCAAGCTAAAAAAGGTTGCGAATCAAAACCCGCCTTATTGGGGGTTTGATTGCGTGAATCTGCTAAAGGCCATTTTGTGGGGTTGGAATGGTGACACATCAAAAGATCATGGTGGCGCGGTGTATGGCGCGAATGGTGTGCCTGATACTAATGCCAATGGAATGATTAAAAAGTGCTATGATGTTTCTGATAATTTCAGTAATATCATTCCGGGTGAGGGTCTCTGGATGGAGGGGCATTGGGGAACCTATGTCGGTGACGGCTTGGCAATTGAATGTACTACACGATGGGATGATTGTGTACAAGTGACGGCGGTTTTGAATATCGGAAAGAAACAAGGTTTCAATGGGCGAAAATGGTCAAAACATGGCAAACTGCCTTGGATTGCCTATGGTGGTATTATTTCAGAACCCGTTCCCGAACCAGTGCACGTGACAGTATTGTCGCGCGGTAGTAGGGGTGCTGAAGTCCGTGATTTGCAGAAACACCTTATTGAACTGGGATATGATTGTGGTAAATGGGGTGCTGACGGTGATTTCGGAAGTGCCACGGAAAATGCAGTTATGCAGTTTCAAAAAGATCATGGCTTGACAGTGGATGGTGAATTTGGCCCGAAAAGTGCGTCAGCTATGGAAAAGGCGTTGTCAGAAAAGGCCAATTCGCGCACGGTGTGCATAAAGGGCGGTAATTGTTTTGTGCGTACAGCCCCAAATAAAAACGGTGAAATTCTTGGTGTAGCCTATGAGGGGAATGTCATGCCGTATCAAGGAATTACCAGCGAAAACGGATGGCATCTAGTGATTTTCAATAATCAAAATGGTTGGGTGTCGGGTAAATACGGAAAGGTGATTTGAGATGAGTGGAATTATTGCCGCCTGTATTACCAGCTTGGTGGGGCTTGCAGGAACAATTATCACGGTGATTGTCAATGTACGAAAATCAAATGAAAGAATCATTACTGAATTGCGAAGTAGATCAGAGAATTCAGATGCAAAACTCGACAAAGAGATTGCACTTTTGAGGGCAGAGGTTGATGAATTGATGCGCGAAGTCAGACTGCACAATAATTTCGCTCAGCGTATGCCTGTAATTGAAAAAGAGGTAGAATATCTAAAAAAAGAAGTAGATCGTGAGAGGGGTGTTGTCAATTGAGAGATTGGCGTGAATGGATTAAACGAGCAGGAATGAGGGCGCTCAAGACACTCATTCAGTCGGCGGCATCAGCGGCGATTGTAGCCATTGGAGACGCTTCTACGATGGGAGCAGTAGATTGGGCTAATGTCGCATCAATGGCGGCTCTAGCGGCTATTATGTCGCTTCTGATGAGCCTTAAGGGACTGCCCGAACTCAATGAGGATAATAGATGATGGACAGATCGATTTCAGAATACGCAATCGAAGTAATTTCCACAAGATTTGACAAAATCAATCACAGGGCAATGGTAGCTCTAATTATTACTATTGCCCTGTTGTTCGCCAGTAATGCGGCTTGGCTGTGGGCGTGGGTGCAGTATGATTACGAATCAAGCGTTACTGAAACCGTTACAGTAGACGGCAAAGACGGCGTAGCCAGTTATGCCAATAATGGAGGAAGTGTAATTAATGGCGAGGGTTACAGTGGTCAAGACAACGCGACGGCGAAGACGGAAGAACGGTTCCAAAGGGACTAGGCGGCGCAAATGATTATTCCTGATAACTTGACAGCTTCAGAAATTAATCGGAGAATATCAGAATTGATTGTTGGTAGACATGCAGAGCGAAACAGGAAAATCTTGATAAGACGCTTAATTGATGGAATTTGTTATGAACCGCTTGCGGAAGAATTTGATATGTCAGTGAGACAGATTAAAAACATCGTTTATGCTGGCGAAAACAAGATTTTCAAGCCGTGACAAACAGTCACGGCTTTTTTATTTGGATTTTTTTCAAAAAAGTTGAAAAAAACTATTGACAAGCAAGTTATCAGGGTGTATAATATCCTTGGAAGTTAGGAAATGAACCCACTGAAGGAGGTCTGAATGATGAAAAAGCTGACGCGCAAGACGATTCTGAACGATACCATGTGGGCGGTAGAACTTGACGAGGGATGTGGGCGGCATTGGATAACAGGAAATTGGAATAAGGTTAAGCCCTTATTTGACAGC